AGAAGCAGTTTTAACATTGCAAAAGGAGAATATTATTTTCTAATGTGTGCAGATAAGTCACAATACAAGTATGTATATGGCAGAGGCCGTTCTGCGTTTAATCTGTCAGAGTCTGATGTACGTTATGCAATAGACAATACAAAGTCTAATGCCGAAGCAGCTCGTTTCATGAAAGTGTCATTCACTACATGGAAAAAGTATGCTAAAATGTATACAGATGCAGAGACGGGAAAGACTCTATATGATATGCATACTAATATTGCCGGAGTCGGAATATCTAAACGAGCACCTAGAGCATCAGCTGGACCGTATCAAATTGATGAAATTCTACAAGGAAAATATCCAAAATATCCTGCATGGAAACTTCGTAACAGACTGTTAGCATTAGGTATTATGGAAGAAGAATGTAATAGTTGCGGTTATAATGAACATAGAATTACAGATGACACAGTGCCTGTATTGTTAGATCATATTAATGGAGATAACACAGATCATCGTTTAGAAAATTTACAGTTGCTTTGTCTAAATTGTTATTATCAACAGGTAGGAAATCCATTCAAGCAAAAATCTCCTAGATTTTGGAATTATAATGACTTAGATTGATATTTATAATAGTATATGATATCTTTAAAACGTTTGATAATTGAAGGTCGTTATGATTCAATAGTAACAGCATTGAGCAGAGAAATGTTGAATGCAATCAAATCTAGTTTCGAATCAACTAAAACAAAAAACGGCAAATTTGCGGGAACTAAAATATATTTCCGTAAAGGAGAGCAAGTACCTACAATACATGGTGATGATTTCGACCATATCTATTTTCATGAAGTCGAAAATGAACAAATACCATTAGAGTTCAAGATAGCACTACGGGTACAATGGATTGAAGGACTTGATGATTACAGAAAAGGTGGCGATGCATACAATGATCAGACTGATGATCCTGCTGATGCAACTACTGATCCATATATAGAAATACGGTTTGAATTAGACCCAGCAGATGCTCCAAACATATACAGCAAAGTTGCAATGGATCTAAGAGATACAATCCGACATGAAATAGAACATATTACACAAACTGGATGGAATTTGTTGCCAGGAAAGTATCTTCCAAATGATCAGGAACGAAGAAAACAAATTGAAACCGGCGAATTACCTGCTCGAGAATATTTCCTACTTCCAATGGAAATACCAGCTATGATACAAGGAATGTATCTGCAAGCAAAAAAATCAAGACAACCATTTTCTAAAATTGTTAATGACTATTTAGATCGTTTCATTGCAATGAAAGACGAAAATGGTAATTCATATATCACTCCAGACGACAAAGAACAGATTCTTGCAACATGGAGAAAACACGTACCTAAATTGGGATTAAAGGTAACATTATGATCAAATTGAAAAGTTTATTAGAGTCAAAAGCGTTGATGTCAGAAGCAATGCAATATCATTATGATAATAAAATTAGTATTACTGAAAACATATTTCGTGTGCAAAGTGAAGCAAGTTTCAATTTAATTGTTGAAGCACGTGAAATGTTTGATGCTGGCCATGCATGGTTTGAAGGACGTGATAAAGAACTTTTTGAAACTACTGATATAGGTAGATTTGCTACATTTGAAGGCAAACGTGTTCCGTTAGATCACCCAATGGAAATTCCACTCGATGAAGCAGAATACCAAGGCAAAAAAGTAAGTCTAGGAAAGCCAACCAAAGGTGGTCGTAAAAAGTATCAAGTATATGTTCGCAATAACAAAGGCAATGTAATTAAGATTTCATATGGTGATTCTGGAATGAAGGCAAATTGGAATGACCCTGGAGCTAGAAAGTCATTTGCAGCTCGTCATAGATGTCATATGAAAAAGGACAGAACTAAAGCTGGTTATTGGGCTTGTCGAGCACATAAAGATTTTGGACGTAACGTTTCAGGCAGATTCTGGTAATATGGCAGAAGAACGAGTTCCGTACGAAAATTTAGAAGTTACAGACAAATATATTATTAGAAAGTTTTTTCATAATATGAACTCAGAAGAATTACTCTGGCATCGAGATAGAGAAAATCGTTTAATAGAACACATATCAGGAAAAAATTGGAGATTTCAATATGACAATGAATTACCTATACCAATCGAGCCAAATCATTTTATCGACATTCCATCAGGTTGTTGGCATCGTATACATTGTGGATCAGATGATCTAATAATTAAAATCAATTTCTTGGAATCATAAATATTATTTCTTATAATATTGTATGGTATACACAGATTTTAAAATTATTCAAGACTTCGTTGATAAGTCAAATCTAACTAATTTGAACACAGATAAAATGGATGTGTTGAAAATATACACTCAACACGAATCAGTTAGAAAAGCATTAATTTATACATATGATACCTTTAAGCAATATGGTATTACATCTTCTAATTGTAAAAAGAATCAAGACTTATTAGGACATCCTAATACATATGGCGACTTCTTTCTTTTGCTAGATGATTTAAACAACAGAGTAATTACAGGTCATAATGCAATTGCTAATGTTAACAGATACGTGTTAGAGAATCCATTGTATAAAGATCTTATATGGAACATTATTGATCGTAATCTGAAAACAAGATCAACAGCCTCAATGATTAATAAAGTTTGGCCCGGGTTAATTCCGACTTTCGATGTAGCACTCGCAAATCCATATGACGAAAAGACAGCAAAGAAGGTCAATTGGGCAGATGGATGGTATGTTAGTCGTAAATTAGATGGAGTTCGTTGTATATGTGTCATTGACGATATTGGCCAAGCTAAATTCTTTTCTAGAGCAGGTAATGAATTCACTACATTGGATAATTTGAAGCCAGTTGTTGAATCATTAGGATTACGAAATCATGTATTAGATGGAGAAATTTGTTTAGTTGATGAAAATGGAGATGAAAATTTTTCAAGAATTATCAAAGAAATTAAAAAGAAAAACCATACAATATCGACTCCAAAATATTTTGTATTTGACCTATTAACAGCTGAAGAATTTCAGTCCAAAACAAGTAAACGAATCTTAAGCGACAGGTTACAATTAGCAAATCAATTGATATCAACAAAAGAATTATTAGAAGTATTACCACAATACCGAGCTGATGATCAAATATTTGCAGATCAAATGAAACTGTCAAAGGATATGAATTGGGAAGGCTTAATGTTACGCAAAGATGCTGAATATAAAGGTAAGCGTAGTATGGATGTCCTTAAAGTTAAATCATTCACAGATGCAGAGTATATAGTAATTGATCTAGAAAATGCATTGAATAGAGTAATTATAGACGGTTTAGAGACTGAAGAGCTGATGTTGAAGAATATTGTAGTTGAACATAAAGGAAATCGTGTAAGTGTAGGATCAGGATTTAGTCACGAACAGCGACGACATTATTATAAGAATCCAGACCAACTATTAGGGAAACAAGTAACCATACAATATTTTGAAGAAAGTCAAAATCAGAAAGGAGAATACTCCCTAAGGTTTCCAGTAATCAAAACAGTGTACGAAACACCACGTGATATATGAGATGTCCTTATACAACAGCAAAACGAATGATCGCCTACATTCGCAATGTTTTGTCAGTACCATCTGACGATTACGGAGGACTTCCGCCATGCCCATTTGTAAAAGCAGAATTAGATAGTAGAAAACTAATGTTGGCAGAGTTAGATCCAGAACAAGAAAATTTACTTGCTATCATACAAGAATTTTCAAAATCCTCATATGAAAGTTTACTTGTAGCTCAGAAGATGCCAGCTGGAGAATCTTTATCAGCTAAAGAAACTGGGTACTATCAAAAACAAGTTAATCGCATCCTTAAGAAGATGGGTATGAAAGAATACAAATGCATTTGCTTCAACCCAAATGATAAAGTTGGTCGTGTAAGGCAACAGGCACCGTACTTTTTGATTAACATTGCACGTGCGGATGTTTTGAATGCAGCACACAAGAAAATAATGCAAACAGATTACTTTGCCTATATGTCAGAAGAGTACGTTAAATTTCTTCATGTAGACCCAAAAAAAGTTACTAGAAAGGTTGGATCTTAAATGTATATTTCTTATATTATAATATAGAAATTAAATTTAAGGTTATGAAAAAGAAATTTGGTATTGTTAAAGACGGCATCGTAACAGATGCAACAACAGGAGAAGTAATTACATCACTCTTCCGAGACATCATGATTGAAAAGGCTGAAGCAAATGGTCAAGCTCTTGCATTTGATGAAGAAACGGGTAGAGCACGAAGAATTGAAACATCAGAGGTTGAAATAGATCCAGTTGCAGATGTTCCTAAACAAGAAGTAAATGTAGAAGCAGACCCAGTATTAGCTCTTATTAAGAATTCAGCTGATCTTCGTCCTGAGACACTCGAAATGACGGATCTTAAATGGAAGTATCTTGTAAGGTCAGCATTGCGAGGTAAGAATATTATGATGGTTGGTCCTGCAGGATGTGGTAAGACAGAAGCTGCAAAAGCATTGCCGGCAGCAACGGATCGTCCGTTCTTTTATTTTAACTTAGGTGCAACGCAAGATCCAAGAGCCACTCTTATTGGTAACACTCACTTCAAAGACGGCGAAACAGCATTTGATCAGTCAGCATTCGTAAAAGCAATTCAGACTGAGAACGCAGTGATTCTGCTTGATGAATTGTCTCGTGCGCATCCAGAAGCATGGAACATCCTGATGACAGTATTGGATGAAGGTCAAAGATATCTAAGATTAGATGAAGATATCAATGCTCCAACCATTCATGTAGCATCCGGCGTATCCTTTATTGCCACAGCAAATATTGGTACGGAGTATACTTCAACCAGAGTATTAGACCGTGCATTGATGGATCGATTTGAGATTATTGAAGTAGATATTTTGAGCAAGGAGCGTGAGTCGTCTTTGTTGGCAAAGCGTTTTCCAAAACTTGAAGCTGGATTGATTGAAGCAGTCGCAGACATTGCAGACTTGACTCGTAAAGAGTGGAGATCAGAAGAAGGCAAGCTCAATACTATGGTATCCACTCGTATGACAGTCAGAGTATGTGATTTGTTGGCAGATGGATTTACTTTGGCAGAAGCAGCAGATGTAGCCATTCTTCCATTCTTTGATCAGTCAGGAGGCACAGACTCCGAGCGTGTTTTTGTGAAGCAAATCATTCAAAAGCATATGGCAACCGCTGAAGAAGATATCTTCAATACAGGTACGGAAGAGACAATGGAGAATCCATTCTAAAAGTTTTCATAACCGAGAAGCAGTCATGTAAGTCGCAACGCATTGGCTGCTTCTTTTTATTTGTTTCGAAATGCAAAAGGAATATTGGACAGAAACACAATGGCAAATTTTAGATCTGAATATTTATAAGTGTTATGAAAGACAAATACAAGGATAAGACGGCATCGGGCCAGTCATTTGGTGAAGTCATGCACCACATTGGAAAACAAACAACGGAGCAAGTAAAGAAGTCTAAAAAGAATTATTCTAGAAAGCAAAAACGTAAAAATGGTGAGTGGGACGATTGGTGTCCTGATTATCCTTTATTCATTTGATCTTACCAATATTTTCATTATAATAAGTTAATAGTAAAAACAAAAAGGAGTTACGAATGAAAAAACAAATCAAGTTCGGTTCAGACGCACGAGAAAATCTCAAAGCAGGAGTTGATGCCCTAGCTGACGCAGTCAAAGTCACATTAGGACCAAAAGGACGAAACGTAGTAATATCAAAACAATTCAGTGTGCCACACGTTACAAAAGATGGTGTGTCGGTAGCTAAAGAAGTTGAATTAGAAGATGATTTGCAAAATATGGGAGCTCAGTTGCTCCGAGAAGCAGCATCCAAAACAGCAGATGCAGCAGGTGATGGTACCACAACAGCGACAGTGCTAGCACAAGCCATTGTAGAAGAAGGATTAAAGATTGTTGCTGCGGGTGGTGATCCTATCTCAATTAAACGAGGGATCGATCGTGCAGTAGCAGCAGTTATTTCAGCATTAAATGATATGGCTGAAGAAGTTTCTGACTCAGACGACAAAATCAAACAAGTAGCAACCATCTCTGCAAATAATGATGAGTCAATTGGTTCACTTATTGCAGACGCAGTAGCACGAGTAAAACGTGATGGTGTAATTACTGTTGAAGAAGCAAAAGGTGTTGAAACCTCAGTAGAGATTGTTGAAGGTATGCAGTTTGCAAGAGGATATCTTTCTCCATATTTTTCAACCAACAATCAAAAAATGACTGCAGAACTTGAATCACCTATCATTTTGCTAGTAGACAAAAAAGTTGGTACCATGCAAGAAATGGTTCCGGTGCTCGAACAAGTGTCTCAACAAGGACGAAGTTTGCTTATCGTTGCAGAAGATGTTGAAGCAGCAGTGCTTGGGACATTGGTAGTGAATAAAATAAATGGTGCTCTTCGAGTAGCAGCAGTTAAAGCTCCAGGATTTGGAGATTCACGAAAAGAACAATTGAAAGATATTGCAGCATTAACAGGCGGCATCATTATTTCAGATGAAACCGGCCATCGCTTTGACAACATTAACATTGCAGATTGTGGGTCAGCAGAAAAGGTTAGCATTACTAAAGATAAAACTACTATTATCAATGGAGCTGGTGAAGGCGATGCTATCGAAGAACGTGTTAGACAGATCAAGTTACAAATTGATGATTCTAAGTCTGACTACGATAAAGAGAAACTTCAAGAAAGATTAGCAAAACTTGCAGGCGGGGTAGCAGTACTATATGTTGGCGCTGCTACTGAGTCTGAAATGAAGGAGAAAAAGGATAGAGTAGATGATGCATTGTCAGCAACACGAGCTGCTATTGAAGAAGGTATTGTAGTAGGTGGCGGCGTAGCTTTGATTAAAGCAGGCAAAGTGCTAAATGATTTACAAATTGAACCAGAATACCAAATAGGTGTCGACATTGTTAAACGAGCGCTTAGTGCGCCTATCAAGCAAATTGCAGCCAACGCGGGAGTATCAGGCGATGTTATTGTTCGAGAGATTATGACAGCAGTTGAGGACAACATTGGATACAATGCAA